GATCGCCCACATCGGCGACACTGTCGGCTCGCTCAAGAAGGTGCTCGGCGCGGCCGACCTGGCCGGCGTCCAGGAGCGCCAGCAGGTGACCCCGGCGGTGCACGTGATCTACCAGGGCGACGACGTGCCGACCGGGCAGCACGACCGCGGCTACTTCGGGTCGCCGCAGGTCGTGCACCAGCGCTGGCTGGTGGCCGTCGCGGTGCGCAATGTCCGCGGCATCCGCGAGGGCACCGCGATGCGCGAGGAGGCCGGCCCGATCCTGGCCCAGGTCATCACGGCGCTGGAGGCCTGGCAGCCGCCGGCCCCCTGGCGCCCCATGAAACGCGCGCCGTCGCCGCCGCCCTGGTACAGCAACGGCTTCGGCTACTTCCCGCTCCTGTTCACGACTGAGGTGGTGCTGTGAAAAAGAAGGTGAAGGTCCAGTTGAAGAAGCCCCACACGCATGCGGGTCGCCGCTACGAGGCGGGCGACACCATCGAGGTGTGGGACAGTCAGGCCGAGTGGCTGGCCGGCATCGGCGTCGCGGCCGCCGCCGGCGATCCGGCCCCCAAGAAGGCCGCCGGCGGGGAGGATAAGTAATCATGCGATTCATCGGACAGGGCAAGGTATACGTCGCCACGCGCGATGCCCAGGGCAACCCGGGCGGCTTCCGCTGGCTGTTCGACGTGTCCCAGCTGCAGCTGCAGCCCAAGAGCCAGACCATCGACCACCAGGAGAGCCACACCGGCCGGCGCCTGACCGACGTCCACGTCATTACCCAGACGCAGATGATGCTGCAACTGACGCTCGACGACTGGGATCCGGAGAACATCGCGCTCGCGCTCTACGGCACCCACACGCAGGTCGTCTCCGGCACCGTCACGGCCGAGCAGTTGCCGGCCGCTCTGGTCGACAACGACTACGCGATGCTCGCCAATCCCGGCGTCTCCAGCGTGGTCGTCAACGACAGCGCGGGCACGCCGGTGGCGCTGGTCGAGGGCACCGACTACCAGATCACGAACGCCGACCTGGGCATGATCCAGCTGCTCAACACCAGCACGTTCATGCAGCCGTTCACGGTCGATTACAGCTATGCGCAGTACGACAAGACGGCGGCGTTCGAGACGTCGCCCCCCGAGCGCTGGCTGCGGTTCAACGGTATCAACCTGGCCGAGCAGAGCAAGCCGATCGGCATCGACCTCTACCGGGTGGTGCTCGACCTGCCCAGCCAGATCGACATGATCAACACCCAGGTGGGCACCTTCCAGCTCGGCGGCGAGGCGCTCTACGACAGCCTGAAAGAGGGCAACACCGCCCTTGGGCAGTTCGGCCGCGTGCTCCAGCTGTAATGGGTGAGACGGACAACAACAACGGCGACGCCGAGGTACTGTTCCCCGACCGTGACCTGACGCTGAGCACCGGCGAGCAGGTCACGGTTCGGGAGTTTCGTTTCCTCGAGGGGCTCACCGTCGAGCAGGAGGCGCGGCCGCTGCTCGAGTCGCTGCAGGCCGCCGGCGAGAGCGGCGACGTCGCCCCGATCGACATCCTGGACCGGCTGCTGACCGACCATCGCGACCTGCTCATGCGCCTGATCGGCCGCAGCTGCGACCGGGATCCGGAGTGGTTCGAGACCCTGGGCGATGCCGACGGCACCACGCTGATGCTCGCCTTCTGGGAGGTCAACAGCCGTTTTTTTATGCGCCGCCTGCTGGTGCGGTGGACGATGCGCAACCTGGGCGAGATCGCGGCGACGCGGCCCGGATCGGACGCGTCTTCGCCACCCTCATCGCCCACGGCCACGCCCGGCGCGAGCTCCGCGGATATACCTGGCGACAGCTAGAGCTGTACTACCGCGAGGCGAGCGCCCTCGAGAGCCGGCGCCGGGCCGACCGCGTCGAGGAGCTCACCGCGGCGATCGGGGCCAGCGTGGCAGGCGATAAGAATGGAGGTCTCCGACGGTGGCTCGAAGCGCTCCGCAGGCAGTAGCTCTACCCGTGGTGCCACCACGTTCGGACTCGTATCACCACGAACCAGACGATCCCGCCCAGCGTGAGGACCGAGGTCGCTACGACGAAAGCGATGCTCCCCGAGCCGGCCGCCGCCGTCGTGAATATGAACCCGGCGATTATCGCCATGACCGCGAGCACGGTCTGTGCCTTGAAGCGTTTCGCGGTCTGCTCTACCGGCATCGCGGCCCGTCGTCCGGTAGCCGTCGGGGCGCCGCAGTTCGGGCAGCTCGCGGCCTGGTCGGAAACCTGGTGGCTGCACTCAACGCAGTTGATCAACGCCATCGTTCTTCTCCTTTGGAACCTTCCCCGGTAGGAGCTTAGCAAATGGCGGAAGACATGAAACTGCTGCTGCGGATCCAGGCCGACCTGAACCAGGCGGCCCGCGAGATCCGGGGCCTGCGCGGCGACGTCAAGGGCCTGGGCGCCAGCGGTGAGACCGCCTCTGCCGGCATCGGCCGGGTCGGCCGCGCGGCCGAGCACACGAGCGGCCTGCTCCGGGAGATGCGTCAGCAGCTCGTCGGCCTGTTCGCGATCGGCGAGATCGTCCGCTTCGGAGAGGAGATCGTCCACACGGAAGTGGAGATGCAGCGCATCCACTACACACTGGAATCAGTCACCGGCAGCAGCGCGGCGGCCGGGCGCGAGTTCAAGTTCATCAGCGACACCAGCCAGCGTCTCGGCCTGGACCTCCAGACGACCGCCCAGGGATATTCGCGCCTGGCGGTCAGTGCCAAGAGCGCGGGCATCACGACGCGGCAGATGCACCAGGCATTCCTTGGTCTCGCGGATACGTTCACCGTGCTGCATACGCCCGCGGAGGATGTGCAGGGACTGCTGGTGCAGCTCGAGCAGGGCATGTCCCTCGGCAAGCTGCAGATGCAGGATTTCCGGGCCATCGCCCAGCACCTGCCGGGGACTTTCGAGCTCGCCAAGGAAGCGGCGCAGAAGATGGGCGGCTCGCTGGAGAAGATGCTGTCGCAGGGCGGCGTCCCGGCCAAGGAGTTCTTCCAGGAGTTCACCGCTCTCCTTCGGGACAAGTACGGCCCGGAGGCGGTCAAGGCGGCGCACAGCGTCAACGCCGAGCTCAACCGGATGCACACCGCCTTCTTCCAGTTGCGGCTCCAGCTCGGGCAGGGCGGCTTCATCGACGGCGTGATCGCCGCTGCGCAGGCGCTCAGCCAGCTCTCGCGCGCCTGGATCCAAAGCTCGAAGCAGGCCGAGCAGGCCAAGGCGGATTATTCCGGCCTGGGCAAGGTCATCCGGGTCGGACTCGGCGGTCCGCTCGGGCTGATCCGCATGCTCCTGAAGGAGATCGCCGACTATGAAGCGGGCGTGGCGGCCGGGATCGCTACCCTGATTACGTCGACCGCGAACCACAATTTCTCCGGCCTGGTATCTCGGGAGCAGGCGGTCCTGCACGGGGTCCTGGGGTCGATGAAAAAGGACTTCGCCGAGTACACCGACCTCCTGGACAAGCTCCAGAATCCACCGAAGCTCGCCGCGCCAGCGGCCCCTTCGGGGAAGGAAGAAGCCGCCGGTAAAGCCGCGGCCGCCAAGTTCCTTGAGAAGCATCCGGGCCAGTCCGCCGGATCCGGCACCGCCGGCGCCCACCAGACCCAGATCCAGAGCATCGTCTCGGCCCTGCAGCGGGAGGCGGCCACCTACGGCATGACCTCCGACCAGATCAAGCTGTACAAGCTCCAGCAGCTCGGCGCGACCCAGGCCGACATCAAGGCGGCCCGAACCGCCGAGGAGACGGTGGCGCAGAAGAAGAAGCAGGCCCAGGCGACGAAGGACGCCGAGAAGGCCCAGGCGCAGGCCGACAAGGAGCGCCGGAAGATCCTCGACAAGCTGCACCCGGAGCGGGTCCATCAGCGGGAGATCTCCCAGGCCAAGAAGACGGCCCAGCACCTCGAGAAGCTCGGCAAGCTCAGCAAGGCCCAGGGCGACGCCTGGGTGAAGATGGTGGCCGAGGGCAAGAAGGCCACGGGCCAGCTCGACCAGTTCGTGGTGCAGGCGGCGCGCAACATGGAGCAGAGCTTCTCGTCGTTCTTCTTCGACGCCATGCAGGGCAAGTTCGACAACCTGGCGGCCAGCTTCAAGCGGACGCTGGACCGCATGGTGGCGGACGCGCTCGCGGCCAAGCTCGGCAACAAGCTGTTCGGCCAGGGCTTCGCCAGCGGCAAGAGCCCGAACATGGGCGGCCTGATCGGCAAGGGGATGAACTACCTTTCCGGGCTGTTCCACGAGGGGGGCATCGTCGGCCAAGCACCGCCGGCATCGCGCCTGGTGCCCTCGGCGCTGTTCCTGGACGCGCCGCGCCTGCACGCCGGCGGCGCGGTGCTCCAGCCGGGCGAGGTGCCTGCCATCCTGCAGACCGGAGAGCAGGTCCTGTCGCGTCAGCAGGTCCGCGACGGCGCCGGCAAGCGCCCGGTGGTAGTGAATAACCATTTCACGATCCACACGCCGACCGGCCAGGTCTCGCGCGATACCCAGTCGCAGATCGCCGCGCGCACGGGGCAGGCCGTGAACCGGGCGCTGGGGCGTAACCGATGAGCATCGACGCATTTGTCGAGACCCGCCTCGAGCGCGGCTACGACTACGGCGCCGCCGGCGGCCCGGAGTTCAACACGACTGTGATCTCGGTCAAGAGCGGCCGGGAGTGGCGCACCAGCAACTGGTCGGCCAGCCGGGGCAAGTGGCAGATCGGCCAGCGCGTGGTGGACCGCACGGACAAGGACTACCTGATCGCGTTCTTCCGCGCCCGCCGCGGCAAGGCGGTCGGCTTCCGCTTCAAGGACTGGGCCGACTGGCAGGCCACCGACGAGGTGCTGGTCGCCGACGGCAGCGCGACCGCGCAGCTGGTCAAGACGTACACCGACGGCGGCGTCGATTACGTGCGCAAGATCGCCAAGCCGGTGGCCGGGACGGTGGTGGTGACGCGCAACGGGGCGGTCGTCTCGGGTGCCAGCGTGGATACGACCACCGGCATCGTCACCTTCCCCGAAGACCGTGAGATGAACATCGGCTCGATCAGTGTTGCCAACCCCGCCGTCGTCACCATCAACAACCACGGCCTGACGACGGGCCAGGTGGTCTACCTGACGAACACGAGCGTACCGGCGCTGGACAGCCACACCTGGACGGTGACGGTGATCGACGCCAACACGTTCAGCATTCCCTACGACAACAGCGCCGGGGCCGTGATCAACGCGGGCATCGTGCACCTGTACCCGCAGCCGAGCGACTCGATCAGCTGGTCGGGCGAGTTCGATGTGCCCGCCCGCTTCGACGTTGATAGCTTCCAGCTGGACTTCGAGGCCTATCGCGAGAGCGACGGGCAGGCGCTGTTCCAGCTGCACAGCATCCCGGTGGTCGAGGTGCTCCTTTGAAATCCCTTTCACAGGCATTCAAGGATCACCTGGCCGGCGAGCTGACCACGCTCGCCACCTGCTGGCGGGTTACGCGCACCGACGGGGTGGTGATGGGGTTCACCGACCACGACGCCGATCTGGTGGTGAACGGGGTCACCTACAAGGCGAGCAGCGGTTACTCGGCCGCCTCGCTGGCCTCGCAGTCGGATCTGTCGGTCGACAACACCGAGGTCGACGCGATCCTGAACGAGATCGACGAGGCCGACCTGGCCGCCGGGTTGTACGACGATGCCGAGGTGCACCTGCTGCTGGTGAACTGGCAGGACCCGTCCCAGGGCACGCTGGCGCTGCGCCGGGGCTGGCTCGGGCAGGTGACGCTCAAGGCCGGGATGTTCACGGCCGAATTGAGGGGGCTGACCCAGGCGCTGCAGCAGACCATCGGCGAGAACTACAGCGCGACCTGTCGGGCTGACCTGGGCGATGCCCGCTGCAAGGTCGACCTGTCTCAATACACGGTGACCGGGGCGGTAACCGGCGTCGCCGGCGACCAGCGCACGTTCACCGACAGCTCTCGAGCTGAGGCGAACGGGTACTTTCACTACGGTCTGCTGACCTGGACGGGCGGGGCCAACAACGGCTACGCGATGGAGGTCAAGGCGTTCAGCGCCGGCCAGTTCCAGCTGTCCCAGGCGATGCCGCACCCGATCCAGGTAGGCGACACGTACACGGTCTATGCCGGATGCGACAAGCGGATCGGCACCTGCATCAACAAGTTCAGCAACGTCGTCAATTTCCGGGGCGAGCCGTACGTGCCCGGCGTCGACTCGGTCACCAAGTTCGGGAATCCGTTCGGATGAGCGTGGGCGAGCAGATCGTGGTCGAGGCGCGCAGCTGGATCGGCACGCCGTACCGGCACCAGGCGTCGATCAAGGGCGTCGGGGTCGACTGCTACGGCCTGGTCTGGGCATTACG